CTTAAAAACCATAATACAGAACATGTAGTAAGCTCCTATGAGCCTTACTTAACAGCCGCCTTTCTAGAAAGCTTTGATGCTTTTGATATTTTTATTTACTATAAAAATGAGTATTACGACCATTACTATCAAGGACGTTCCGCGCGTAACCTTCCCTTGCTACGGCCTTCCTAAAGGTGAGATAGAAAGAGCTGATGGGTTAGTATACTTTATATCCGATAGAGATAACCATAAATACCTTTTGGATGATAGAAATGTAAGCCAAGAGTTTCTGGGGTTAAGAAGGTTAAAAACGCCTATAAAATACAAGCAATACAAGCTAAAAAAATGCTTGCTAAACTTTAGAGCACTATTGACTAGTAAATACAAGCTTTTTATTGACAGTAAGGGCAGGCTTTTTCACTACGAAAAAACACTGTTTTGCCCATTAGAGTATAGAGAAATTAAAAGAACTTTACTACTGGATACCTATTCCGCACTAAAGATAAAGGGAATAGAAAAGCCTTACGAAGTTCTTAGACCGCCCCCCGCAGGGTACACGTACGCGGGGATTCTATATCTCCACGGACATCCGTGGATGCTCTACGACTACTCTAGGATACCACATAAGAAGAGTCGTAGAAAAGTTTAATCTATGTCAAAAAAGAAGGCACCATCCAATACTAGCTTGAAAATACAAAACGTTATACCACTAACTCCAGCGCAAAAAGCCGCTTTTAGTTCTAATAAAAATTTAATACTATATGGGTGTGCTGGAACAGGAAAAACTTTTATATCTAGTTTTTTAGCCTATGAAGATATTTTAGACGGCTACTACAATAGTTTAATCTTAATACGAAGCGCAGTACCAACTAGAGATATGGGCTATCTTCCTGGATCTGAGAAGGAAAAAGCTTCTGTCTACGAAGAGCCATACAAGGACATAGCTTCCGAAATATTCCAAAGAGGAGACGCATACTCCTTGCTAAAAACTAAAGGTCTGGTAACTTTCATGACTACTTCCTTTATTCGAGGAGTTACATTTAGAGATGCTGTAATATTGGTAGATGAATATCAGAATATGTCTTTTCAGGAGCTGGACTCTCTGGTTACTAGAGTAGGGGAAAACTGTAGAATTATATTTTGCGGAGATTTAAGTCAGACGGATTTAACACAAAACGGACTACAAAAATTCACTGAAATAGTAAAAAACACCGGGCTATTTGACTTTATAGAGTTTGGAGTGGATGATATAGTCAGAAGTGGCCTAGTAAAGGAATATATCATATCAAAATATTTGCTGGAGAACAATGAAAAAAGCAGTAATAAGTGATAGAATATATATGAACGCTTCTTCTACTCTAGAGAGAAAAATAGACGAAGAGCTTACGTATAAGATTGCTGGATATGATAGTACCGTCCCTCCTACAATAATAAAAAACATGGGTCGTTTTAAGGAGGGTATAATTACTATTCCAAGAGGCAGAATAGACCTAATACCTAGAGGCTATGATATTGTAGACAAAAGAATATCAGTTCCTGCAGTTTTTCCCACTCCCAAGTTCGATCTCAGAAAAAACCAAGAAAAAGTATATAATAACGTAAAGTCAGATTGTGTTATTAACGCTTGGGTTAGTTGGGGTAAAACCTTTACGGCTCTACACATAGCTAAAAAACTAAGACAAAAAACTCTTGTTGTGGTACACACTGTACAGCTTAGAAACCAGTGGGCAAGAGAAATAAAAAAGATTTTTGGGATAGAGCCAGGCATAATTGGTAGCGGAAAGTTTGAAACAGACAAGTGTATAGTGGTCGCTAATGTTCAGACTCTTCGTAAACACATAGTAAAGGTAAAGAAAATGTTCGGAACTATTATTTTAGATGAAATGCACCACGTCTCTAGTAAAACATTTTCTGAAATAATAGACCATTCTCATGCTAAGTATAGAATTGGTTTAAGCGGAACCATAACAAGAAAAGACGGTAAACACGTAGTTTTCCGAGACTATTTCGGCCCTGTAATACATAAACCAGCAAAAGAAAACTACATGGTGCCCACTGTAGATATAGTGGAAACGAATATAGAGCTTATGGACGGTCAGCTTATTCCTTGGGCAACTAAAGTTAATAAGTTAATAAGTAACCCAGCCTACTTTGAGTTAGTATCTACCTTAGCAGCGACTTACTCCAGCCTAGGACATAAAGTATTGGTTGTGGGAGATAGAGTAGAATTTTTAAAAGCCTGTGCGGACGCTGTAGGCGATACAGCCGTTTATGCCCGCATCGATATCGAGGAAGTATTATTTGGGACGCAATCAATATTCAGCGAAGGTATCTCTATCAATGTTCTATCTTGCCTCATTCTTGCTGCTCCTATTAATAATGATCCTTTACTTACGCAGCTAATAGGGCGGGTAGTGCGAGAATCTCCAGGAAAGCTACAACCAAAAATAGTAGATATACATCTACGCGGAAATACCGCTAGAAGGCAGGCTAATGTAAGAACGGGTCACTACTTAAAAAACGGATACAAGATGAGAAAAATTTAATTCTTGAAGTAAGTAGATGGTTCGTGTTATAATGTATTTTTATTGCTGGAAAAAGTATCTAAAACATTCCAAAAGAAGAGCGGAAAACGTTAGACTAATATTTTCCAGAGACTATAAAAACCTAGTACCACTCGATAAAAGAGATAAAACAATAGACTATTTCGACATAGATTTTAGAGGTTTGTCATTTCTGGTAAACCCTGAAGATTTATGGCACGACCTTTTCAAGTATAAAGCACTAGATATAGCTATATACCTGAGGCTAGCTTCAATTAGAAGCTACCCGGAGTATAGAGTGGATGGCACTCTGGACCTAAACAGAGACTTTTGTAACCCAAAACTGCTGGAAAGACTATCCAGCGATATAGTATACCTAGACGGTCATAGACTTAAATTTAGGTATGAAGAAACCCCTCAGTAGGAGAAATTAGTATGGCACTCTCATTTAACAAGCAAAAAGGCTCAGCACAAGGCAGTTTGGATATGTACAAGTATAAGGACGGGGTAAACACGTTCCGTCTGGTAGGGGATATTGTTCCTAGATACATGTATTGGATTAAGCACAACGGCAAGGATACTCCTATGGAGTGTCTGGCATTTGACAGAGACACTGAAACGTGGGCCAGAGCAGAGAAAGATTGGGTTAGAGATATGTGGGACGCAAGTGCTATTGCTTCCTGGTCTTATGCCACTCAGTGCTTGGTGGAAGAAGAGGGGCAAGTAAAAGTTAAGGTGCTGCCTCTTAAGAAGAAGCTTTGGGAGCAGATCATCATGACGGCCGAAGACCTAGGAGACCCTACAGATATTGAAGAAGGCTGGGATGTAGTGTTCAAGCGGGTGAAGACGGGATCTCTGGCGTTTAACGTAGAATACCAGCTTCAGCAATTGAAGTGCACGAAACGCCCCCTTAACGACCAAGAAAGGGAAGCCATCAAAGGCTTAAAGTCTATGGATGAAATCTTTCCCAGAGATACCCCGGACCAGCAACGTCAAAAGCTAGAAAACATGAGAAAAGCTGACAAGCCGGAAATGGATAGCGACCAGAAAGAAGAGCTAGATAGCGAGTTTGATATAGACTAATGCGTATACTATTCACCGCAGACTGGCACTTAAAACTGGGGCAGAAGAACGTTCCATTAGAGTGGGCTGTTAATAGATATAACATGTTCTTCTCAGCTATAAGCGGTCTGGAAAGGGATGTAGACCTGCACATTATAGGAGGCGATCTGTTTGATCGCCTACCCACCCTACCCGAGTTGAACTTATTCTTCTCTTTCATAGGTAAAGTTAGTATTCCAACAATAATATTTGACGGAAACCATGAAGCAACAAAAAAGAACGAAACTTTTTTAGAGCATCTAAGAGAAGTAGTCTTACAAATAAACGAAAAAGTAGACATAGTTACAGAAAGCAGATCTTATGATACACTTAGTATTTTACCTTATAAAGATCTGCATAAGAAAAACTCTATAGAAAGTTTAGACAAAAATAAGATACTGTTCACTCACGTTAGAGGCGAGATCCCTCCACACGTAACCCCAGAGGTGTGCTTAGATAGATTCTCTGAGTTTCCTATAGTTTTTGCTGGAGATCTACATGCTCACAGCAATTCCCAACGTAACATAGTGTATCCAGGAAGCCCTATGACTACTTCTTTTCATAGAAGCGAAGTAAGTACAGGCTATATCATTTTGGACGACGAGTCACATAAGTGGGCTTGGAAGCCTTTTGAGCTGCCTCAGCTGCTTAGAAAAACAGTGACGGACCCAAAAGACATGGAACCCTCTAGCTTTCATCATACTATATACGAGCTAGAAGGTGACATCACTGAGCTAGCAAAAGTATCTAACTCTGAGCTTCTAGATAAAAAGGTAGTGAAAAGGGCCTCCGAAGCTTCTCTGCTTCTAAACAAAGAGATGGGTATAGCAGACGAGTTAACCGAGTATTTGCAGTACATACTAGAAATACCGGAAGAGAAGATATATTCAATTATGGGAACATTCTATGATTACACTAAAGGAGCTGAATTGGAGTAATTGTTTCAGTTACGGAGAAGGTAACTGCCTGAGGCTAGATAGAGATATAGTTACTCAAATACTGGGAAATAACGGAGCTGGAAAATCCTCTATACCCCTAATAATAGAGGAAGTTTTATTCAATAAAAATTCAAAAGGAATAAAAAAAGCGGAAATACAAAACCGCTATGTAAAGAAGGGGTATAGCATATCTTTATCTTTCTCAAAAGATAGCGATGACTATCTGATAGAAGTAAAAAGGTCAAGTAATAGCTTAAAGGCTAGACTATTAAAAAACGCTGAGGATATCTCAGGGCATACCGCAACAAGCACCTATAAAACTCTCGCAGAAATACTCGGTCTGGATTTTAAGACTTTTTCCCAGATAGTATATCAGAGTACCAACTCTAGCC